TTTGCCTTGCTTTAGCGAAATCCGTGTTAGTAATAATAGGAGATATACCACTACATTTACTCCTCCTGCCACAGCATTTCACCAAGATGCAAACACCATTTCGTTAATCAGAGCTAGACCAGCAGGATTACCAATCCAGGGAGCATAATTGGCTCCATAAAACTTGACCCCTGTAATAAAAGTGTTATATACTAGCACTACTACAGGGGATTCTTATGATTATTGGTGTATGCGGTTTTATCGGTTCTGGCAAAGATACTATTGCCGATTATCTTACTAACTTTCACGGTTACCGCCGAGAATCCTTTGCAAACAGTCTTAAAGATGCAGTAGCACAAGTATTTGGCTGGGATCGCACTATGCTTGAAGGTCGTACAACACAAGCCCGTGCGTGGCGTGAACAAGTAGATCCATGGTGGGCAGAACGTTTAGACATGCCTAATTTAACACCACGCTGGGTATTACAATACTGGGGTACAGAAGTTTGCCGTAAAGCATTCCATGATGATATTTGGATCGCTTCGTTAGAAAATAAACTACGCAACTCAAAAGATAACATAGTTATTAGTGACTGCCGTTTTCCTAATGAAATTACCAGTATTAAAAATGCAGGCGGTATTGTAGTCCGTGTTGTCCGTGGTCCTGAACCCGAGTGGTATCAAGTAGCAGAGTATGCTAATCAAGGACAGGAAATGTTCCAAACTAGACTAAAAAGTTACGGTATCCATGCTAGCGAAACTGCCTGGGTTGGTACCAAATTTGATTATATTCTGGACAATAACGAAACAATTGATGACTTGTACACACAAGTTAAAGGCGTTATAAATCTGGCACAAGATCCCCTTGTCGCCAACGAACACCCTCTTTATGCAGGACTCTCTGACAGTTTGCACATACAGTCTTGAGATTAGTGTGACGGCAATTGTCCAAGTCGCCGTCCACATGAAATACATTAAACACATCTTTATGCGGTGATTTATACCCGCATTTATCACACGAGTTCTTCATTATATAACCTGCTTGTTGCCATCGAGGTATTTTAACTCCTCGTAGGCATGCACCGCATTGACTACGGTAGTAAGGTTTCTTGTTCTTGTAATAATTAATCGCTACGGGCAATCTACCGCATGTACATAAAGGTCTCATATTTTATTTAAGCCTTTTCCGTGCCTTTTCGTTGGGTTATAACCTTACCATTTATTCAAAATGCACTAAATACATTAAGAACATGTATTCACGGAGATTACAATATGGCTCAACTTAGTTCACCAGGCGTAAGCGTAACAGTAGTAGACGAAAGTTTCTACACACCACCTGCACCAGGTACAGTACCTTTAATTATCATTGCTTCACAAGCAAACAAAATGAATTCAGCTGGAACAGGCATTGCTCCAGGAACCCTAGCGTCAAATGCTGGAACTGTATATTTGTTAACAAGTCAAATGGATCTTGGCAATACCTTTGGTGTTCCATACTTCCAAACTGACGCTGAAAACAATCCAGTTAACGCAGGCGAACTAAACGAATATGGTTTACAAGCCGCTTATAGCTTCCTAGGAGTAAGCAGTCGTGCATACGTTGTACGTGCTAACTTAGACACTAGCCAGCTAATCGGAACTCCAACAATTCCAACAGGCGCACCTGCTGGAGGCACTTTCTGGCTTAACACATCAACTACACAATTTGGTGTATTTGAATGGAACGCTAACCCAGCAACTGCAACAAACGGACAAACATTTATAGAGCAACAGTCAATTGGTAACTTAGTTGTTATCACTAACCCTGCTTATGTTAACAACAGCACATACGCTCCATTACCAAGTTTTGGCGCACAAGGCGATTATGCTGTAGTAGCGTTAACAACATTAAACAAACTATGGTACAAGAAAGGCTTAACAAATACAGCCGCTGGTACATGGGTACAAGTTGGAACTTCAGCTTGGATTGCAAGCCGCCCAACAGCTACAGGTACTATTGCTAACCCAACATTATCTGCAACTGGTACATCATTCACTGGTCAAATTAGTGGAACAACATTAAGTGTAACAGGAACTGTTACCGGTGGCCCATTGGCAATTGGTGATGTACTATCAGGCACAAACCTTGTTGCTGGCACAACCGCAATTACTGCTGTAAACACATCAACTTTTACTGCTACAGTAAGCGGTACAACATTAACTGTAACTGGTTCTCCAGTTGGAACAATTACTGTTGGTATGGTAATTACAGGTACTAGCGTAACAGCAGGTTCATACATTACTGCATTAGGTACAGGTACAGGCGGAGCTGGTACTTATACATTAAACCAAGCTACAACTGGCACTCCAACAACTGGTACAAGCTATACAGTTAACCCAACACAAACTGCGGCAAGCGGTACTATTACAACTGGTGGCGATACATTAACACTTAACGGCACAATCTTTACAGGTGTTACAAGCGTTACTGCATTGGCAGCGGCTATTAACGAAGTTGCTCCAACTGGTGTTACAGCGGCAGCACTTAACGGTTATTTGAATTTGTATTCAAATGGTACAACAACTAACTCAACAACTGGTGCTATTACATTGTCAGGCACTATTGTAGCTAAAGTTGGTTTATCTTCGACTACATATCTATGCCCACAGTTTACAGCTAGTTCACATACAAGCATTCCTAACTATGGTAGCTATACCAATGCTAATACTGCTAACGGTGCTCCTACTGGTTCTGTATGGATTAAAACAACTTCAGTTAACTTAGGTTCTAACTGGATTATTGAACAATACAACTCATCAACTTCTAGTTGGGTAACACAAAATGCTCCATTATATGCAAGCAACTATGCGGCATTGGCAGCTCTAGACCCAACAGGCGGCAGTATTAATCTTTCATTAGATCAATTGTATGTAAAATATAATGACGATGAGCAAACTCCACAATATGCAGATTGGAAAATTTACTATCGTAGTGGAGTAGGCCCAACAAGCGTAACTTCAAGCGTAATTACAGCAACTACATTTAATGCAAGCAGTTATTCATTTACAGCGGCAGCTAGCCAAATTGGTTCTAGCACATTACCATCAGCATCAACAGTATCATTTGTTGCTACTGGTTCAACCGCAGATGCAACAACATTAATGACAGCATTATCAGCTGGTATTAGTGATCCACTAGTTTCGTTCACATTGAACGCTAATAACAGTATTACAATTACACATATTGCAGGCGGTGACATTTTATTTGTTGATGGTTTAAATACTCCATTAAGTAAAATCTTTACTCCAGGTACAACAGGTAACTGGAACTATACTGCTCCTAAAATTGATAACGCTTCTGGTGCAAGCTCAACAACTTATGTTATGAGTAACTGGGCAAGTACCGTTGGTACAAGCGGATTAGGTATTGCTACAGCTAGCGCAACTCCTCCAACAACTACTCCTGCAAGCGGAACATTATGGTATAATGATGGCATTGCTAACTTTGACATCATGATTAATGACGGTTCACTATGGCGTGGTTATTTGACAACACAAGCTAAAGCTATCAACAGCGCAGTTTACGCAAGTGGTAGCCAGTTATATACTGACCCAGCTGGTCCAATTGTTAGTGCTAGTCAGCCAACAACACAAGCCGCTGGTACTCCTTTAGCTAACGGTGATTTGTGGATTGATACTGCTACTATTGGCAAATTCCCACAAATCTTCAAGTACAACAGCTTAACAGGCAAGTGGGTATTGATTAATAATACAGATCATACAACAGGCAACGGCATTGTATTTGCTGACGCACGTTGGAGTGACCAATCATCTTTAGCCACAGTACAAACAGGGCTAGGTGCTCCAGATGCTATTTCAACATTGTTGTTAAGCAGTTTCGTTGACCCAGATTGTATTAGTCCAGCATTGTATCCAAAAGGTACATTATTGTTTAACTTACGTCGTAGCGATTACAACGTTAAGAAATATGTTACTGGTTATATCAATACTTCAACTTACAACACACAATACAGCGGTACATATCCAGTAGGCGCAGGTCAGTTAATGACTAACTATTATCCAGATCGTTGGGTAAGCGATGCGGCAAACGATACAAACGGTGTTGGTCGTTTTGGTGCATGGGCACAACGTCAAGTTGTTGTCCAAGCTCTAACAGCTACAATCGAAAGCAATCAAAATATTCGTCAACCAGACACAGTTATTTTCAACTTACTAAGTTGCCCAGGTTATTTAGAAGTAGCAAGTGCAATGGTTGGTTTGAATACTGACAACGGTTTATCAGCATTCATCGTTCACGATACACCAGCTCATTTGACACCAGATGCAACAACACTAAGCAACTGGGGTAACAATACAGCAGGTGCGGCAGTTGACGGTTACAACGGTTTAATCTTTACAGATGCATACTCAGCAATTTATTACCCATGGGGCTATTCACAAGACTTGTTAGGTAATGATATTGTTGTTCCTCCAAGTCACATTATGTTGCGTACAATCGCTCTTAGCGATAACGTTTCTTATCCATGGTTTGCACCAGCTGGTGTACGTCGCGGTGGTGTAACAAACGCAAGTAGTGTAGGTTATGTTGATGTAAACACTGGCGAGTTTAACACAGTTGCATTGAATCAAGGACAACGTGATACACTAGCAGGAATCCATGTAAACCCAATTACATATCTTGCAGGAACAGGTTTAGTAGCTTATGGACAATACACACGTCAATTAGTTGCTAGCAGTTTAGATCGTATCAACGTAGCACGTTTGGTAATTTATCTACGTTATCAATTGAATAAGATTGCAAAACCTTATATCTTTGAACCAAATGATACTATCACACGTAATCAAATCAAACAACAAATCGAAGCAATGTTATTAGAGTTAACAGCTCAACGTGCATTGTATGACTTCTTGGTAGTGTGCGATACTTCAAATAACACACCAGCTAGAATTGATGCAAGCGAATTACACGTTGACATCGCTATCGAACCAGTTAAGGCAGTTGAATTCATTTATATTCCATTGCGCTTAGAAAATACTGGAGCCATCAAAGGCCTTGGTGGGAAATAATTAGGAGAACATTATGGCAATTGCGGCACTATCAAATTTTACAGTACCTTTAGCATCAGACCAAAGCGCATCAACACAAGGTATGTTGATGCCGAAACTGAAGTATCGCTTCAGAATCAGCTTTGAGAATTTTGGTTCAGGCAACAGTACTACAGAACTAACTAAACAAGTGGCCGAGGCAGCTCGTCCAAGTGTTAAGTTTGCAGATCAGAAAATTGAAGTTTATAACTCAGTTATTCACTATGCTGGTAAACCAGCATGGGATCCTATTGCTATCAAGTTACGTGATGACGTTACAAACGCCGTTACTACATTAGTTGGCGAACAGAATCAGAAACAATTTGACTTCTTTGAACAAAGCTCTGCGGCTTCAGCAGGTGACTACAAGTTTACAATGCGTATTGAAATTCTAGATGGCGGTAACGGATCTAGTACTCCAACAGCATTAGAAACATGGGAATGTTACGGTTGCTACTTAGTTTCAACAAACTATCAAGATTTAAAATACAGTGACCAAGGTCCTGTAATGATTGATCTTAGCATCCAATTTGACAATGCAGTACAAGTTGGTCCAGTAGGTGCAATTGGATCTCCAACATCAGTACAGACTTTCCCAGGCGGTACAAACGCTTTAGGTGCTTAATAACTAAAACCCACTTCGGTGGGTTTTATTATAGGTATTCATTAAGTGCGTAGTTTATTATTTCGATAAATAATTGTATGGCATTCACACCTAATTCTTATCTTACTGAAACGCAAACTGGCCCTAATCAAGGCCCTGAAATCTTACGAGATCAGCAACATGCGGCACGGTTATTTAACGCTGATCAATTTAGACTAGCTCCTAAAAGTAAGTTTTTATTCCATGTTGCATTTGGAATTAACCCATCATGTGTGCGTAATCCGGCGATTATTAATACCTATGGACAAGAAATTAATATGCTAGTTAAGGCAGTAGACTTACCAAGTTATACTGTTCAAACAGAAGTTCTTAATCAATACAACAGAAAAAAAGTTGTACAATATCAGCACAAGCCTGGTGAAATATCACTTAAATTCCATGATGATAACATGGGTTTAATTAACCAACTGTGGCAAAATTATTATAGTTACTATTATGCAGACTCATCAACTGCAACGGTTCCAGGTGCGTTTTCTAGAAATGCAACTAAAGCATTTAGTAGTATTCCTGCTAATTACGGATTCGATGCAGGCAGTACTGTACCATTTTTTAATTATATTAAAATTTATCAGATGGCTAGACATGAATATGTCTGCTATCAGTTATGGAATCCAATCATACAATCGTGGAATCATAACAAATTAAGTTATAGCGATGGCGGTGTAAATGATTTTGATATGAAACTTCAATTCGAAGCAGTGAGTTATAGTGTAGGTGCTGTAGCGGCAGACATGCCAGAAGGCTTTGGTGTAACACATTATGATACCACTCTTAGTCCATTGCAAGCTAATACTTCGGCCGGAGGATCTCCATCTACAGGTGCAGGCGGTCCTAGCTTTGTAACAACATTAGATTCAACGGGACTTGCCGCTGGAGCATTATCGACAGCCATTGCACAAGTTAACACATATCAAAACGCACAATCATCAAGTAGCCCATTAAGTGGTGCGGCAGGTGTTATTGGCGCGGCGGCAGGTGTAGCAGGTGTTATTGGCATCGGTTCAAGCCTGTTAAGTACAGCAGGCGGCTTATCTGGAATTAGTTTCCCAGGAGCAGGCGCAATCGGTGACGCAGTATCAGGTATTGGCGGAGCGATTAGTGATGTTGCATCTGGAGTCGGCAGCGCAATTAGCGATGCGGCTTCTAGTGTAAGTGACGCAGTTTCAAGTTTATTTTAATATATGACAGCATCTAATTTACCTTTATCCGCAGTAAACGGAAGTACCGTAAAAACATTCTTTGACAATCTAAGTCAAGCACCTATGAGCTTTCCAGCAGGACAGATCGATGCAGTGACTGGATTTTTTATCAAGCGTGGATTTGACTCAACAGGTGCAGGTTCAGTTGCAATCGTGTTGCTAAGACAAGCAAGGACTGAAAATGTCAATGTTTTTACTTTATTAGATTCCTTAAAGGGATTAACCGATGTACAACTTAGCCAAGTTGTAGCACAAGTGCTAAACGCTAGTAGAGACAGAACTAGTTTGTTAGGGTTTAGGACTGCTCCTATCACTAACACGTACGAAGCACGTAACATTTTAATCTAATATGGCTAAGTTTGCACGTGGCAAATTTGTAATGAAGCACCCTGAGAAATATGTAGGGACTAAGGTTCCTACTTATCGTAGTAGCTGGGAATGGAGCTTTATGAATTTTTGCGATAACAACAAAGCAATCCAAAAATGGGCAAGTGAAGCAATTCAAATTCCCTACAGAGATCCATTAACTGAACGCCAAACGGTATATGTCCCAGATTTCTTTATACAGTATGTGGACAAGTATGGTAAAGTTTCTACCGAATTAATCGAAATTAAGCCCGCTAGTCAAACAGTTTTAGAACGTGTGGGCAAAAACAAGTTCAATCAAGCACAGTACGTTAAGAATCAAGCCAAATGGGCCGCCGCCAGCCTATGGTGCAGACAGCAGGGCATTAAGTTCCGTATTCTTAATGAAAATGATATATTCAGTCAGACATAAGCATAAGTAGTCTTATGACTAAAAAACTTGAAGAACTACTTAATCTTCCCGAAAGTAAAAAAATTATTAAGGAAGAAGAAAAACAACAAAAGCGCGAAGTAGCGGCTCCGTTCATCCGTGACATACACGAGTTTGATAAGATTTCAGCGGCATTGCCCCCGGTAAAAGGCCTTGGCGATGCAAGCGATAGTGAATTTGACGACTTAGCTAAAAAAGCTACAGAGGCGTATGATGATTTAATGGACTTGGGCATGAACGTTGAAGCACGTTATAGTGCCCGCTTGTTTGAAGTTGCGGCTAGTATGTTAAAAAATGCTGTAGATGCAAAAAGTGCCAAGATTGATAAAAAGCTCAAAATGATTGAACTACAGCTTAAGAAACAAAAGTTGGACAATGATGCCAATAGTTCAGACGATGGCGTTACAATTCAAGGCGATGGTGTTATTATTACAGATCGTAATAGCCTAATAGAAAAATTAAAGAATTTGAAATAAATACAATACTAGGATTACACTATGAAATCATTTAAAGAATACTTGACAGAAAGCAAAAAAGTTTACGAATTTAAGGTAAAAATCATCGGTGAATGTCCGAAGGATTGCTCTGCAAAAATTAAAGCCGCATTATCACAATATCATGTGAATGCAGTCAGCGAAGGCAAACGTACACCTGTACAGATGAATCATTCATCTTTCCCAGAACACAAAAACATCGAAATGAGTATTTTCGATGTTGCAACAAGTTACCCAGCAACAAGCGTACAAATTCGAGATTTGATTGCACACGGCCTAGGTAAAAGTATTTCAGAAGTTCAAGCATTAACTACACTTGAAGCAGAAGAACTTGTAATTAATCATCAGCATGACCAACGTACAGGCAATGCAATCGTTGGAACAATCCAAGATGCTAGCGATAACAGTAGCTTGGTTGGCGACAAATATAATTTAAGTTTCTTAAAAGAATTAAACAAAGAAAAACATCAAGGTACCCAGTACAAAGGTTACAATGATGAAATTCTAGCAGACAGCGTTCCAGGACTTGCTCCTGAATATCGTAAGACTAAAGAAAGCACAGTTGAAAAAGCTCATCGTAGCCCTGTTGCTAAACGCGGTGATGACATCGGCAAACAAGCTATAGGGATGAAATAATGAATTTAAATCAACTAATATCAAAATTAAAAGCAATCGACGAAGGTGAAGTAACTTCAGCACCTCCAGTTGCTCCTGAACATACAGACAAGCCAGCAGAAGCAGAAGGCATTATTATCGGTGGACCAGTGCCTCCAATGATGGGCGGTATGGGAATGATGGGTCACGAAGAAGCTCCTAAGCAACCTGACAATGTAACAATGAATGTTAGCATTAACGGTTCAGGTGCAGGTGGCGTAAAAGATCTAATGAACATTTTACGTGATATCGAAAACGGTCCAGCATCACATGTTGGTCAAGTACACGATAATGAACCATTGTTTGGCGGACCAAAAGGTCACGAAGAAAATGTAGGCGAAATGTTTGATGACGATAAAGAAACATGGGGCAACAGCGCACATGGTGATGCAGGCCATCATACTCATGGAGTAGATGCAGTTACAGCTAGTGGCGATGACATGAATCGTTCTAAGCCAGCACATAAACATAGCTATCGCAATGCAGATAACCCAATGGCAATGGAATCATTAGTTGACCGTTTAAGTTCAATGTATCAAGCTATTAAAGAAGAACGTACAGAAGAAAAAGATGAGAAAGGCAATGTTGTTAAATGGAAAGAAGAAACTCCATGGCGCAAAGCACAAGACAAAGATGGCCGCGGCAAAGTAACTAACATGAGTGATAAAGCTCGTCGTGAAAGTGAAAAAATGTCTAAGAAAGAACTTAAAGAAAATGCTACGCATGTACCTATCGGACAACAAATGGCCAATGATGGTATTACTTATAGCGGTGCTAAAGAAAAAGAACTCATCGGATTAATGGCCGAATACATGCAGAAAGATGGAATGAGTCCAAAAACAATTCGTTACCTTTTAAGTTACGATGAAGATTTTATTCCTGATCAACTAAGCTATTTGCCAAGAGAACACGAGCATCATCATAGTCATGCACATAACATGGGAGAATCTGCTAAGTGGCGTGATCCTAAGTATAAAGGTAAACTGTTTACTCAAAAGAAAGGCGACAGTGATGATTACGATAGCATAGATTACGGATACGGTATAAAAGAAAGACCTAAAAAAGATCCAGGTCAAAAACGATCTACATTTGACAGA